TCTACTTTGTAATTCTACTGATATACGCCTTAACTCAATCCTACGCCTAATACGGTCTTTATATTGAAATACACGGTCTATTTGTTCCTTTGTCAGCATGCCTTGAATTAAAGCACTATTGCTATTAACTACTAATTCATGTCCTGCTTTTTTGATATGTTCAATGTCTTTGCCAAATAAATAAGTTACTTGATTATTCCCAAAACTATAACCGCATTGAACAAAACCCACATACCACGGTTCATAATTGTCGCTATTGTCACGGCTAATATCAAAGAACATTTCACGAGTAACAAACTTTGTTACAATATCTTCAGGTAATCCTTCAAATATTACCTTTTTCAATAAGGCAACTACATATTTGTTTTTGTCATTGGCGATAACACTCCATCCTTTTTTGATGAAATATTCGCCTACTGCAAAACCGCCGCAAACCAAATCGACTAAAAATTTACTTTCAGGATTCAACTTTGAAATAGTACTATAAATTTTGTGTGCAGACTTTCTTTTGCTGCCTTGATAGGGGATAGGCATTACTTCCACAATTTTTGCGCTGTGATTAATTTAGCTTGCAATTCTTTCACGTCTTTATTTGCATATTGCAAGCTCATTCCGTGCGACCTCTTAACTGTACCATCTTTCATGCCTTGGTGTATTGCTTTTGCTTGTTCAAGTTTATATTCGTAATAGTCCAAACTTTCTGGCATTGACAAGTTTATGACGTTCGCCTGTTTTTCCCAATATTCAGCCCTGCTTTCATATTCAGCGGCTTTATTGCTTTCCGCAACACATTTCCCCATCCTATTCCAATTGCGGTCTATTAAAGCTCTGTGCCGCTTTTCTGAATGATGCCCTATTTTTATAGGCTCTGCTAGTACTAAGAAGTCTTTACCTTCTTGTGAAGCCTTGTAATAATCATTTGAGCGTTTCTCGGCATTAATAGCCCATCCTTGTAAACGCTCTGCCTTAGCCTTAGCTCTCTCCTGTACGTTGTAACCGTCTGCCCTTACTATCGAGTAGTAAAAGCAGCCGTCCTTTGCGGCTACTTGGTTAAATACTATACAGTCGTGTTCTTGACCGTACTTAGTTGTAAGGGTGATTATTTCCCCTTTTTCGTGTTGTTCTGTACACTTTGCAACAAATACATTTGCACAATATTTTTCGTATGTGTTCATTATTCTTCAATTTTAAGTACCAACAATATTTTTTCTAGTTTATCCTCACTTGGAAACATTCTACACGTTTCAATGTGAGCAATTGTCGAAGTAGCAACGTTCACATAACCTGCTAGTTCTTGCTGCGTTATATCCAACGCCCTACGCTGTTTTCTGATTAACTTCGCCCACTCGGACTTAGTTTTGTTCTTGTACGTCCATTCCATTATGTTCAAATTTTACTTGTGAAAAAATGCCGTCTTGCTCGGCTTGTCTAATCAACTCCATGCACTTGTCATAGCCTTGTTCGCTATTTTGCATTAAGTGGGTAATCTTGCCTATTAACTCCCATTTTTCGGGTAGGCTGTGCTGTTGCCAACGTTCTATGTTCATAATCTTAATGCAGTTTATAGGATGCTGCACCCCTTTGAGGTGAATTAATTAGATTTGATGTATTCGATTCTAAACATACATAAATCAAATTTTACGTCTTCAATATTATCTATTGTAAAATAAGAAATTGTACTTTTTACAAAGCCTAAATTTAATAATTCAGATTCTAACTTATTGAAATTTGATAGTTTTGTCCATGAAGCAGTAAACTCTATTTTATCAAAAGTTGATGCAATTTCTACAAATCTTTTTTTACTTGTAGAATATACTTTAGTACCAAACTTAGTTGATTCCAAAACTGTTAAAACTTTGCTGATATTTAATGTAGCTTGTGCCATAATCTTAATATTTATCTCTCCGCTTAATTGCTTTGATGACACGAAGATATAGGTTATTTCAATACGTTGCTAATTATTTTTTATAATTCTATAATTTTTTATTTTCATTAACAAATACAATAACTTAAAATAAAGCTTAAATTTCAATTATAGTGTAGTTAGTAATATAAACCCCTTACTTCCATTAATAAAGACTAAAAACAAGGCTAGGGGATGCAAATTTGACTATTTCTTTGATTGTGCTGTATTCGCTTCCTTTATTAAGTCTCAATTTCTTATCTAACTTTCTTTTTTTTAACGGCGGCGTACATTCACAAACTCCTAATGCCTTTCCTATTGAGACATAACTAAACCGATAAACTACACTAGCGATAAAACAAAAGTATTCCTCAACTTCTTTCACGTCTATTTCAATGTCGGAAAAGTATAATTCAATTAATAACTTCAACTGTTGCGGCGTTGTTACTTCTTTCATAATTTAAAATGTCTTTTTAAAAGTTCCAAATCATTTACGCAAATCCAATCTTTACTATCAATCCAATCTTTTACTACTTGAAGGCTGTTGATTATCGTTGTATGGTCTCGATATAACGGTTCTGCAAGTTGTTTCAGTTTGAACTTGTAGTATTTTCGCCCTATGTAGGCGTAGTAATGTCTGACCTTTACTATTCCCTTGTCTCTGTTGCGTCCTGCTACTTTTATGGGGTGTTCTTGCATAATATCGCATACTTCATTAAGTAGCTGTTGTGGTGTGGGGATGTGTTTTATTTTATGTAGTTTAATATATAAGCAATAACGTCAACGGTAAACCCATTTCCGCATGATTTATAAATTTGTGAATCTGATATTATTTGTTTGCCATCTTTAAAAAAGTAATCGTCTGCAATCGTTTGAAGTCTGCAAACTTCGATTACACTCAATCTTCTGATACGGTAATTTTCTAATAATAATATCAAATCCATATCCGAATGGTTACCGCCACTATTACCACCTGCTGTAAAGCATACACTTTTATTTTGGTTTTTTTTTACCTGTCCGTCTCTTGAAACTTTGATAAAATTATTTTCCATCCTACTGCCTTCCTTTGTTGTTACTGTTTTAGATTTAGTATCAAAGTTTTCAGTAGGGGTAAAAGAAAAACCTTGATTATTAGCTTTCATTTTTTCATGATTACTAATAAAAAAAGATAACATCTTATCACTCAAATAATACTTTTCATCAACTTCGCTTTCAGGCTGTAAAATGTGCTTTAATAAGATGCCTTTGTCTTTTGGTTGTTTGATAGTTGATACCGGGTAACCAAACAAACCTGCTGACTGCAAGCCAAAATTTGTCCAGTAGTTCCTTTTCCTAGATTGGGCTGAAAATAAAGCTGAATTTATTTTAATAGGAGCTACGCCTAAAATGTTTGTTATAACTTTTTCATGTTCTTTTTTCATGTAAACGTTTTCTAAAATATACTTAACATCAGGATTAAACTTTTGAACGTGGCGTAGAATATTGACAAACTCAAAAAACAATTTACTTCTTTCGTCATCAAAAGCAAGTTGTTTTCCTGCAAAACTAAATCCTTGACAAGGTGACCCGGCAACAATTAAACCTATACTTTGCCAATCTATACTCCATGTTTGCCATTCCGTAACACTACCCAATTGTATAGTATCAGGATAATTGCACATAGTAGATTTAATTGCGTGTTTATCAATCTCGCTTGCATAATATTTGTTGTATTGTATTCCTGCTCTATTTAATGCCTGTTGGCAACATGATATACCATCGAATAAGCTTAACACATTTATTTTCATAATCCTAATTTTTGTTTTTCCTGCAATATTGCGCTGTCTGATAGTATCATAATTGTTTGTTTTATGTGTTAAAATTCATTTTCTCTATCTACGTCCATCCCCCATAAATCCGCTTGCTCTAATTGCTGAACTACTTCAATCTTTTTAAAGTTTGGCGGAGGTTGTGGTTGCTGTGTTTGTGGCTTTACTTCTGCAACGTCTAATCCTGTGTAACGTCTTGTCATTCTATCGTAGTCAAATAAACGCATACCAACACGACCCAACCAATAAAACTTTACTTTCTGAACATGAACCTCTGTTGTGCCGTCCTCAAAATTTCGATAAATTGATAATCCGTTATGTGTCTTATTAGCAAAATGAACTGAACCGCTAATATTTTGCATTGTAGGTATTTCGTATTTCTTAGTAACTAAATTCTTTTGCATCTTAGTAGGATGAGCAACTAAGAAACAATGAATATGATATTTTTTTATAAAGGATGTTAGCTTGCTAAGTGTTTGGCTTATGTATTGAGTTTCGGGCATCCCAATAGGTATTTGATGCTCTATACAGTTCCACGGGCTAATCACTAAGCAGTTAATCCCATATCTTACAATCATTTGCTTTGCCTTTTCGATGATTGAATCAATCGTAGTATCCATTTCATCAACATTCATTAATTTAAAATATTCTGAAACAAATAAAACTCCTTCATTAAATTCATCAGGATTCATTCTTTGTGTGGTATCTTTTCTAAAGTCAAATGCTTTGTTAGTGTATTTCTCTAGTAATTTACTCGCTGTTATTTCTGTATTTTCTTCAAATTGGCAAACTGCCGTTTTCCAGCCGTTAATCTTAGCTAATCCCATGCAAATATTATTCACAACCTCGTCCTTACCATGTCCATTAATACCTGTGACCATTGTAAGTTGCTGAGGGATAAACGTAACAAAACTATCATTATCGCCTAATTCATCTAACATTCCACTATTGCATCCTTTGGGATAACCATTTTTATAAAAGTCTTGCAATGTTGGAAACATATCCTCCATTGTGCTTTCACCTTCAAGTGGGTATAACTTAGCGTTTAAAATCAAATCATTTACCGCTTGTTTGCCGTACTTCAATAACACTTCGTTTGTATCCTTGCACCCTTCAGGATATTGCACCAATAAACAACGTTCTTTCCCTAAACGTCTGCAAAGTTCTTCCGCTAATTTTTTACCGGCTGCATCGCCATCACTAGCGATATAAATACGTTCCTTATTTTCAAAATATTTATAACAATTGTCTAAGTATTCTAAATTCAATTTACCTGTAGCTGCCCCGTTTGGAACACTTACAACATTATACTCATTCGCTTCATAAAAAGACATCGCATCTATTTCACCTTCGCAAATTATTGCATCGTCTGTACCATCTATTGCATCAATGTTGTAAAAAATTAGCTTACTATCTTTATTTAATTTAAAGTCTTTATTTTTTGCTCTGAACTTAATATTTACCAATTCGTCATTTTGATAAAAATTAAAACAAATAGTAGGCACTTCTTTTTGTGCTTTCGGCATCCATTCCAAACATTCAGTTACATTGAATCGTAGTAAAGTATTGTTTGATATTCCCCTATTCTTTTCAAAATACTCAATTGTCTTTTTTGATAACTTTTCAAGTCTAGGAGTAGGCTTTTCGTAAGTTTTTTTATTTTCGGTTGTTTCTTCAAGTACTTCAATATTGTATTTTGCTGCAAGAAACTTTAAAGCGTTTGGATATGTTGTTTTTTGGTGTTCCATGACAAAAGTAATAGAATCACCACTTTTACCGCATCCAAAACATTTAAACATATCTTTCGATTTACTTACAGTAAATGAACCGCTTTTCTCGTCATGGAAAGGACATAAACCAACATGATTACTACCGTTCTTTTTTAATGTAACATATTCACCTATTAGAGTAACTATGTCAATCCTTTGCTTAACTGCATCTAATGTTAATTGTGCTATCATGTTACATTACAAATTCGGGTACGTAAATAGGGATTTCTGTAATTTTCTTTTTGAAGTCGTTAGCTTTCCATCTAGCAATCCTCATAGATAAATCCCAAGTCTTTTCTAATTCAAATTTCATTTTAGTTTTTGGCTTATTAGGCTCTACCCAATAACTAAAGAATTTTGCTAATAAATCTTTTTCGTACTTATCCTTAAAAGATTGTACTTGTATAGCAAAATCTTTCCTTCTTTCTTCAAATGACTTTTTGGTGGAGGTTGCTTTAGCAACAATAATATTTTCTTTATTTATTTCTTTTATTTCCTTTCCTTTCCTTTCTAGCATTGCGGTCGCATCTGTTTCGCATTGCGTTCGCATAACATTCGCATTGCGTTCGCTATGCGTTTGCATTGCGTTCGCATTATTATCTAAATAATTTCTATAAATTTCCCATCTTTTATTTGCTGAATCACTAGCGTTTTTGCTTTTTTCTTTCCTTTCGTTCAGTCTTCTTTCTACCGATAAACTGCCAAAATTATTACCATCAATTATAAATAAATTAAAGTCATTTATGATGCTTTTTATTATGTCAGTATCCACTCTTAAATCGTCTGCAATACCTTCGTAATCCAATCTCATTACGTTTGCATTATTATAAAGGTCTTCTATAATTGCCCAAAAAATGCCATAACCTTGCATCCTGTGTTTTCTTATTAGTAGCTTTATTTTTTCATCATTTCTAGTATTGAAATCATGAGTAAAGTAAAATGTATCTTTTGCCATCGTTAGATATTTTAAGGTTCGTAGTGAGTAAATTGTTGGTCTATATAATTTTTTATATCTTCCCATTCAGTAATAGGAATAATAATTTTTTCACCATTTAAGGCTTTTAAAATTTGGATTTCATTTCTTTTTGTTACTGTACATAAATACTTTTCTTCAGTATTATTTTCAGTTTCAACAACGTAAATTAATTCTAATTGTGCCATAAAAATAAAAAAACCCGAAAGATGGACTAGGTAGAAGTGAACATAACACTTTAGTTATGTTCGGCTAGTCCGCCTTTCGGGCGTTTAAAATGAGTTTATTGTCGTACACTTCTACCTGTGCGAACTGCTGCAAATATAATCATTATTTCAATACAAAATCTATTGCACTCCAAAAATCATCGGGAGTTTTTATAAAAAAATAATAACCGCCTGCTGCTATTTCTCTTCTTTGTTCTTCAATTTGGTAAGCACTAGGTTTATCATTTCCTATTTTTATTTCAAACTTAAAACTTTTGCTTTTAAAAGTCGCTGTAACGTCCGCCGTTCCTTTGCGTGTTGTGGATGGAATGTATTTTTTGACTGTAAGGATTGTGCCGCTTGGTTGTTTCTGTTGTGCATCGACCATTCGCCCTGCACTTGATACCCTTGTCGCATTTCCACCCATCCAATTAATAACGTTCACTATATAATTTGTAAGCCCGTTACTTGCTCTTATGTCAGGCATTTTAGGCAAAGTGTAGAAATTATCCTTATGTACGCTTGGGAACTTCTTTTTACTCCACTCTTTGTGAATCTCGTTGTATCGTTCTTTGTAGGTCATTGTTGTAAAAATTAACCTGCTATACGGATTTGGTATAGCAGGTGTTAATAATAATTTAGATTAATCTAAATTATTATTTAGGATAACCTAAAAAGGCAAATCATCACTTGCCACATCAGTTACCGTTCCCGCTGCATTGCTTTGTGAAAAAGTAGTAGGTGCTTGTTGTTGCTCGGTATTACTACTACCTAATAATTGAACACTACCAACCCTACATATCAACTTTACGCCTGTCCTTCCATCGTTTGTTTGATACTGTTGTATATCAGGTTGCCCCTCAATGTAAACCTGAGTACCTTTTTTAAGATATTGGGCTATTGCTGTTTTTTCACTCCAATACGCACACTCAATCCATAAGGATTTAGTTTGTTGATTACCCTGTGCATCCTTGTATTTTTCTGAATGAGCTACTGAAAAGTTAATCACTTGCCTTTCGCCTACTTTCCGAACTTCTGAATCCTTGCCCAAATGTCCGATTGCTGTTAATTTAATCATAATATTTATATAACTAGATTACCTCTAGTGGGGGTTTATTTTGTGTTAGGTTTACGTTTAAGATAATAATTATATGAAACTATAAAAGATTGTACTTTTTTCATTTTAAAAAATAAAGGATATTTATCAATAATAGGGCTAATTATATTAAAATAAATCCACGGGTTATCTTTATATGATAAAGTCAATCTACTATGATAATATTTTATAGATTTTAATATTTCAGTTTCTTTAATTGAAAATAAATCATCATTTTCATAAAACTCATAACATAATTTTAATCCAATAAAATACTCTTTTACTATTTCCTTATTTTGTAATATCCCTTTATTTTTTATTTTAATATCTAATTTAGAAAGTTCAGTTTTTATAAATAATGGTGTATTTTTATGTAAATTATTTATTCTGTAACTTTCATAAAAATGCTTTATAAAAGCTAACCTATAATCTTTCAAATTATATCTTACACTTTTAGCGATATTACAACCCGACTTCATTTAATAAATCTTTTGATGTTTCTTTTGAATCTCTAATAAATTTAGCTGCATCTAATTGACATACTAAAACATTATTAGCTTGTTTCATTAGTGATGCTGTAGCCTTTGCGTGTTCTACTTTAATTTTTTGTTGGTCTAACTTGCGTGAAGTTGCCATTGCAATTTCATAAATAGCATTAAATTTGTCTGCCATTGTTTGTTTTGTTATTTCATTTTCCATAATTATTCCTGGCTGTCAGTAGCCTTACTTTTTAGTTTAATTTGTGAATCTATGTAACTTTTAACTACGTTCCAATCTTCTAGGGGGATGAAAACGTGTTCAACAAAAGGGATATTATCGTTGTCGGCTATTATGATGTTTTTCTTAATAATATCGACTTGTATTTTATTTATCTCCATGTCTTTTATTTAGGATTGATAATAATTCATCTAATTTTTCAAATAACTTAGGCAACATTTCAACTTCTTTTTCAAGTTCCTTAACTCTATCCTCTAGTGTATTAGGGCGTTCAACGTGGATGTTACTAATTGCATCAACTAAGTAATTAGGGGTGTAATAAGTAGGGTCTGCAATTAGTTCTTTTGCATTAGTAGGTTCTTCCTTGAGTTCAATCCATGTTCCGTTTTCAAAGTTTTTATTGACTTCATCAATATTTCTTTGTTGCCTAAAATCAGAACCTCCAGATTTACCTTCAATGTAATAATTTGAACTATCTTTTTTTGTTATTACACAATATTTTGTAATAAAACTTTCTACCATTCTAAACCTTACCCCCTTCCAATTCCGTTGCAACGGTTCACGACCTGTTAATTTAAGGTATTCGGATTTTGTGATTCTTTTACCGTGAGGAGGATAATTTAATATTCCTGTTTCATTGCCAACAAATGCAATAAAATCATCTTTCCATTTCATAACATAACTTTTTTAAAGTGATTATTTATTATTGTTCTTTGCAATCTATTAGGTTGTCGTGTTTCGTACCACTTACCTAACCTTTTTTCAGATAGCCTTTTCGCTGCTAATATTACCTTACAGGGTCGAAAATCAGCATACTTTAGCCTATTCATTCTTTGTCCTGTTCGTGACATTGTTCTTTGTTTTATACGTTTTATTAATTGTTGTTGCCCTGCTTGTCCTGTCAGCAATTGCAAAGAAACCTAATAAAGTATTGAGTTTATCAAAATCAACAAAACCTTTTTTAGTTTCGCTCTCAATTGCTGTGATAGGGTAGCCGTATTTATTTCGCTGTTGTGCCATTGCTTATAATTGTTGCGTTATATTCCTTATCATATTCTACTAACATGATACGAGCCTTTATTTTAAGGTCTTCATCGTTACCTAGTAATTCAGTTAAAAGACCTATAAATGTCGGGTTTCGTGGGTGACATTGCAATTTACGGGCTGCATCGAAAGTGCCGCTAATTTGCGCAAACTTAATCGCTTGTACTTTCTCTTTTTCTTCGTTTGTCATTTTAATAAATATTTACCCGCTTCAATTACACGGTTAGTTAAGAAATCTTTGTCACTTTCGGGAATCTCAAAACGGATAACGTTTACATTCTTGTAATAGCCATCATCTAAGATATACGGCAGTTCGTTAATTTCAGCCCATTGTATCCACTTTGTACCATACTCTAGTGCTAAGTCTTGAATACATGCAAGTTCGCTTAAATAAGGCATATAAACAATCAATTCGCCGTACTTACAATTATTGATAATTGCATTACTAACTAACTGCCAGTAGTACTTTTCACCGTCTTTGTGGTTATCCCTAATGTATTGAATAGGATTATCGCAACCGTTGTAAAGTGGTTCTACCAATTGACAAAATGATTTTCGTGTCATCGGACATTTGAAATCTACAATAGTGCCGCCTTTATCATTCTTTATTGCATCTTTAGAGCCACGCCAATAGTCAATAGTCGGGTGTGTGTCGGTTTCCTGTGAAGTTACACGATAATCAAATGACACTAAATCAATAATCCTGTATTCGCAAAGTTTCCCCCAGGTTAGCGGCTTTGCGTTGCTTTCAATGTCAATCGGCAAATTTAGCTTTCTTTCAAAACGTTTTTCTTCAATATAAGTAAAAGCAGGTGCGCCAAATATTTCACCGTTTGCCTTAGCCTTTACAGTCGGGTTGCTTGTAAGCGCGACTATTTCGCTACTTGTAAAGTTTCCGTTTCTTTTAGTGTTGTCCATTTTATAAAGTTTGAAGGTACTTGAATAATTTTGTGTATGACTGTATCTCCTTAGTATCAATAATTAATTGATAAGTAGGCAATGATGTAGCAGGAATAAACGCTTTTTTTTCTTCGAATAGTGCCGTTAATTCCTCTAGTGTAGTTTGTTGCGGCTTGATTAATGGGTTATAACCGTCTTGTTTTTTCCTATTAAGGTCACGTCCGAAAAGTTTACCTAATGACTGTGCAGCATTTTTCAAACATTCAGCCTTTAATTTAGGGAATGCCATATCTAAGGCATTGCTTTTTTTGTTTGAGCTATTCAAAGCCCATTGATTTTTTTCCTGTTGTGTCATTCCCTCGGGTGCTTTATCTACCATTATAACGATTGATGCCGCCCCTTGTCTTTTCAACCATCCATTAACAACGGGGTGAAACACTTTTAAGTCTATTGCCCCTACAACTTCGTTCCCTATTTGCGCCCAACGAAAGTTATCGGTTTCCCATAAGCCAAAAAACAATTCATCTAAAGTCATTTCAATGTGACTTATCGTTACTGTTTGCGCCCGTCCGTCAGGTGTTTTGTCTAAACTTTCGAGTGAAGGATTTGAATGTAATTTGCTGTTAAAATTTTGGCACGCAATCCTAAATGATTCTATTGCACTTGCATTTTGCGCCATTTGTGCAAGTGCGTTTGTGCCTGTGGTCTGTAATTCATTATTCATAATCTTAATTGTTTTGTGAAGTGCAAATATACAACTCTAAAAATATAAAACAAATATTTTTGCAAATTTATTTTGGAATTTAAAAAGATTGTATATATTTGTAAAAAGTTATTAAGGATATGAGACAAGAAACAGAAAATTGCGTTATTACATATAGTATAGAAGAAGACGAAATAATAATAGATATGATTGAAGTATCTACCTTATATCGTGGACAAGGGTTTGCAAAAAAAGCAATGAAAAAATTTATGTCAGATAATTACGGCAAATTTATCAGCCTTCATGCTTACGGTCAGGATGATAGCGTTTCAACTGAAAAGTTAGTAGATTTTTATAAATTTTTTGGATTTGAAGTTGTTGCAGGAAGTAATGATTTTGGTTTTGAAATGCAAAATAATCCTTATTAATATGACTAATCAACAAATCAAAACCCTAGCAAAATTCGCAGGATTAAAGTACCGTCTAATAATGGACTTGTTACATATTGAATATTACGGAATGAGTGCCGAACATTCAAGAGACTTTCTTTTTGATGTTTGGATAGTTTACCGAGATATTGACCGCTCTAAGTGGCAGCATATAAAGGAGTGGACTTACATAAATGATAGGGTGCGAATTGAGTACGCTATTTTAAACGAGCCTATTGAAAAGTCATTAACATTATTATCAAACAGTATAACCAATTTGAATTTATGAAATTAAAACAAAGCGTTATCGAACGCATTAACAACCGTGATGTAAGGCTTAAAATAGCGGAGGCATTGAGTAAGAATAAGCCCATGTCAGAATGGAACGTTCAACTACTTATTAATAAAAATAGCTGCAAAGGCTCATTGACTAAGATAGATGCACTTAGTTGTATTGCAGTATTGTTAGGTAATAGTAGTAAAGATATTTTTGAACTTTTAGAAAATTAAATGTATGGTAGCAAGAATAAAAGAAAATGACATTTTTATACAATATTGCAAAGTAAATGGTACTCATGTTGTATTAGGATATGATAGAGTTAAAACATATTTTTCACTTCATACCCTTTGCATCGCCTACCCCAAAGGCAAACGCCCTGAGTTGCCTTACCCACAAAATCCGAGTAAAATAGAAAGTAATGGGCTACAAAAAAGCGAATGATAGACTAATAAAATTATCCGTTATAATTTGCATAATTGAATTGATTGTATTATTGATTAAAAAATAATCCAAAAATATTTGCAAATAAACTTGTTGTTATCAAATAAGTTATATATTTGTGTCTCATTAGTAACAAATAAAAAATTTAAGATTATGACACAAGCGACATT